GTTAGAAGAATTAGAAAAGGTCCAAGCAACACTGCCCACGGGCAAATGGAATGCACAGTGGATGCAAAATCCAACAGCAGAAGAAGGAGCTATATTAAAACGTGAATGGTGGAGAACGTATACCGGTGAAGAAATACCACAACTACATCACGTCATACAATCTTACGACACCGCATTTTTAAAAAAAGAAACAGCTGATTACAGTGCGATAACGACATGGGGAATATTTTATCCAAGCGAGGATGAGCCAGCTAGTTTGATATTGTTAGATGCAGTCAAAGGCAGGTACGAGTTTCCAGAACTACGGCGTAAAGCCCTTGAACAGTATGAGTATTGGAAACCTGAAACAGTCATTGTTGAGGCTAAAGCATCAGGATTGCCACTGACATACGAGTTAAGAAAAATGGATATACCGGTAGTAAACTTCAGTCCCTCCAAAGGAAATGATAAGCATGCCCGTGTAAATGCGGTTGCACCTTTGTTTGAATCTGGTATGATATACGCGCCTGAGCAGAAATTCGCAGACGACGTCATTGAAGAATGCGCTGCGTTTCCTTATGGTGATCATGATGATCTTGTGGACTCAACAACACAAGCGATCATGCGATTCAGACAGGGCGGTCTGATCGGACACCCTGAAGATTATATCGACGAAAAGGTCGAACAACGTAAAAGGAACTATTATTAATGAATCCATTTTTAAGATTTTTAGCTGCAGCCAGATCCCTTGCAAATCAAGGTATGTCTAAAGAAGCTATCGAACAATTTGCAAAAAATGAATTTGGTAAAATAAACACCATGATGCAAAAACAAATAAATAATATTTTTAAACCAAGTAAACCTGTTGGAAAAAAAGATGAGGTATTTGATAGCACAGTTGAAAAGATGCAGTTTGATGATGCAGGTAAACCTTTCAATCCAAGAAATCCTACCAAAGATTATTCTAAAAAAGCAGAAGGTGGTATCATGCGTGTTGGTTTAAAAGATGGTTTTCCAAGTAGAGAAGAAAATTTAAGATTGTTAAAAGAAGAATTAAAAGAAATATTTAAAAAACAAACAGATCCTTTTCCAAAACCAGGAGGAAAAAAATTTAAAAATTTTACATTAGGTTTAGAAAACATACTTTCTAAAAGTAGGCCAAAAAATGCAGATGGTGGACGTATTGGTTTAAAAGAAGGTAGAATAGCTAGAATTTTAAAATCACTAAAACCTTTTGGTAGTGAAAATAAATTTTCAAATCAATTAGAAGGAATTTTATACGGTGAGATGGGATTAGCAGAGGGTTTGAATTTACTTTCACAATCTGGATTGTTTGCAGAGGGTGGACGTATTGGTTATAAAGATGGACCTGATAAACCTGGTAGAAGAAAATTTATGAAAATGGCTGCAGGTATCGCGTCACTAATTCCTGGTATAGGTATGATTGGTAAAGGAGCTAAAGTTGCAGCACCGGTTGTTGCAAAAGCTGCAGAGATTACAGGACCAGCGTTAGCAAAACTTGTAGACACAGTTATGTCAGCAGGTAAATTAATATCTTTAACAGGCACTAGAGTAAAAAATATGGTGACTAAAAAGAAATTAGGAAAAGTAGAAGTTGAAGAAGATATTGCAGATGGCAGTTACATAATTAAAAAAGATGGTAAAGAGATTTATTACAAACCTGGAAGAATGGATGAGAGCGGTATTGAAGACGATATTATAGAAGTTATTGAAGACAGAGTTAAAAAAGCAGGTGGCGGTATCGGTTACATGTTAGGAGAATAATGAAGTTCGGTCCTAAAGAAACAAAAGAATTAAATCAATACTTACGAACTGGTAGAAATAGAAACAGACAATTCTTAACTACACAGCTAGTGGACGATCTTGAGCCAGGTTCCTTGAAAGATGAATTACTAAAAGACTTTGACCCATCACAGGAAACATACGAAGAATACCTACAGAGAAAAAGTTTAGAGAGACCGTTTAACATGGCTGATGGTGGACGGATTGGATTTAAAGACAGGGGTTATGTAAAAATGACTCCAGAGGAAAAAGCTGCAGCTTATGCTAAAAGAACCAATGCAGCTAAAATTGCAAAAGAAACTAATTTTAAAAATTTAATCGATAAAATTTTTGATACGGAAGACTTTGCAAATTTTAAAAGTAAACCAACAGACGCACAATTAAGATTTGCCGAAAGAGCTGGCAAAGTTAGAGAAGGCACAGGAATTATTCCAGCACAATATATTAAAGAATTTAACCAAGCAATTAAAGCAGGAGTTGACTCACCAGAGTTTAAAAATATATTAAGAATAACCGGTAGATCTACAGAAGATATTTTAAAATTAAATGAGTTAAGACCTGGTGGAGCAGTGCCTATAAAAGTTAGAGCTGAGGCTGCCGAAAAATCTTTTCCTGAAGATAGAAAAAAAACAGAACTTGAAAAAAAAGAATCTGCAAAAAAAGTTAAAGTTAAAAGAGCAGGTTTAGAAAAAACAGCTAAAGATTTTGCTAGTGAAGCAGATTTAAAAGATTTTAATTTAATAAATCAAGGTAAAAAAAACATAAACAAATTTTTTAAAAATAATCCTGATGCGATTAATGATACAGCGTTTGGTAGAAATATAAAAAATATGATGTCTATAAGAATTGGTAAAGATGGTAATTTTTATTCCAGGTTAATGCCCGATGATTATTATCTTAAAAAAGCAAAAGAAGGAAAACTTTTTGATATCTTTGATATGAAAGCTGTAAAGAGTGGATCTAAATTTGTTAGGGTTCCTTACAATATAAATATTACGCCAGGTCAATTTAATTCAGCTTTTATTGAAGGACAAGTTAATAAACTTTTTACAAAAGGTGTAAATGCAGACGCTGTTAAAAATTTAAATAATTTTTTAGTAGATAAAAATATTAGAGTAGAACTACCTAACGTTGGATATATGGGTGCAAAACCAGATGTGGCTGCAACAGTTGGAACAAAACAAGGCACTAGAACTTTTCCAAGAATTGTTGAAACTCTTAAAAGAATGGAAGCACCTACAAATATTTTAAAAAATTTCATAGATCTTGCACCACTTCCTGGACCTTTAGGTAAAGTAAAAAAGTTATTTGCAGAGGGTGGTTTATCAGGTGGCGATAAGTCAGGCCCACCACCAGAAAGAGGCCCTAATCCACAAGGGTTGCTATCATTAATGAAACGTGCTAGAAACTATTAGGAGTATTAAATGGCAGATATAGATAAAGGACTCCCGAACACTAGAACTAAAATTGATATCCCTTCAGAGGAAGAGATAGCAGAAGAAGTTTCTGTTCAGGAACAAGAACCCGAAAAAGGACCAATAGAAGTTATACCAGAAGAAGATGGTGGTGTAACATTAGACTTTGAACCAGGATCAATTAATGTGCCTGGAACTGAATCACACTTCGACAACTTAGCAGATCTTTTACCAGATGATGTACTAGAGCCAATCGGAAACGAGATGACTCAAAACTACATGGACTACAAAGGTTCAAGAAAAGAATGGGAGCAATCTTACATACAAGGTTTAGATCTTTTAGGATTTAAATATGAGAATAGAACAGAACCATTTCAAGGAGCTTCAGGTGCAACTCACCCTGTAATGGCAGAAGCTGTTACACAATTTCAAGCTCAAGCTTACAAAGAATTATTACCAAGTGATGGACCAGTAAGAACACAAGTTGTTGGTTTAAAAAATCCTACAACAGAACAACAAGCAACACGTGTTAAAGATTTTATGAATTATTTAATTATGGATCAAATGAAAGAGTACGAAGCAGAGTTTGATTCTATGTTATTTCATTTACCACTAGCTGGATCAACATTTAAAAAAGTTTACTATGATGTAAATATGGGACGAGCTGTATCTAAGTTTGTTCCTGCGGATGAATTAATCGTTCCGTACACGGCTACCTCATTAGACGATGCGGAAGCGATTATTCATACCATTAAGATATCTGAAAACGAATTAAGAAAACAACAAGTCAACGGTTTCTACAGAGATGTAGAGTTAGGCCCACCAGGCACAGATACAAATAATGAGCTTGCAAAAAAAGAACGTGATCTTGAAGGCACAAAGAAAACCGGAAAGAACGAACCAGTTTATACTTTGTTAGAGTGTCATGTTAATTTAGACTTAGAAGGTTTCGAAGAAGTCGGTGCAGACGGACAACCGACTGGAATAAAATTACCTTACATCGTAACTGTTGAAGAAGGTAATAGGAAAGTTCTTTCTATTAGAAGGAACTATGCGCCCAATGATCTAAAGAAAAATAAGATCCAATATTTTGTCCACTTCAAATTTCTGCCAGGACTAGGATTTTATGGCTTTGGACTCATTCACATGATTGGCGGATTGAGTCGTACGGCAACGGCGGCTCTCCGTCAATTATTAGACGCAGGTACCCTATCAAACTTACCAGCAGGATTTAAACAAAGAGGTGTAAGAGTTAGAGATGAAGCAGCTCCGATACAACCAGGTGAATTTAAAGATGTAGATGCACCGGGTGGATCATTAAGAGACGCGTTCTTCCCACTACCATACAAAGAACCATCTCAAACATTATTAAATTTATTAGGTATTGTAGTGCAAGCAGGACAAAGGTTCGCGGCTATCGCTGACATGCAAGTGGGTGATGGTAATCAACAAGCTGCAGTTGGAACTACAATTGCATTATTAGAACGTGGTTCAAGAGTAATGTCTGCAATACACAAGAGATGTTATGCAGCAATGAAAAAAGAATTTAAACTTCTTGCAAAAGTCGTATCACAATATTTACCACCAGAGTATCCATACGATGTTGTAGGTGGTGCAAGAAATATTAAACAAGCTGACTTTGATGATAGAGTAGATGTAATACCGGTTGCAGATCCAAATATATTCTCAATGAGTCAGAGAATTACTTTAGCACAAACACAATTACAGATAGCTAGTGCTAATCCACAAGTGCACAACATGTATCAAGTTTACAGAGGCATGTATGAAGCAATCGGTGTAAAAAATATTGATGCAGTGCTACCACCACCGGCACCAAATATGCCGATGGACCCAAGTTTAGAACATATTAATGCTTTAGCTGGTAAACCTTTTCAAGCTTTTCCTGGTCAAGACCACAGAGCGCACATTACAGCTCACTTAAATTTTATGTCAACCAACATTGTAAGAAATAATCCTGCAGTTATGGCATCAATACAAAAAAATATACTAGAACACATTAGTTTGATGGCACAAGAACAGGTACAATTAGAGTTTAGAGAGCAAATGCAACAGATGATGTTGCTTCAACAACAAGCAGCGATGAATCCACAAGCGCAAGCACAGCTTCAAGCACTAACAAATGAGATAGAAGCACGAAAAGCAGTGTTAATTGCAGAAATGACAGAGGAATTTATGAAAGAAGAGAAGCAAATTACGTCACAATTTGATAATGACCCTCTTTTAAAACTAAAATCACGTGAAGTTGACCTTCGAGCGATGGAAAATGAGCGTAAAAAGATGAATGATGAGGCAACACAAGACTTAAACAGAGCAAAATTGATGCAAGCACAAGAAATTGCTGAAGATAAGATGGAACAAAACGAAGATTTAGCTAAATTACGAGCTGGAGTTAGTCTTGCAAAGTCTGGTGTACAACAAGCGCAAGTTATGGTAGAGGATAATTAATAAAAAGGAGCAAAAAATGCAAAAACTTAACAATATTAAAATTAGTTCAGTTCCAGAACAGCAAGTTGAGATAGATCCAAGATCTAAAACAACTGCTGACAAAGCATTTAACTTTATTGCCAAACCTGAAGAGGTTAAAGTAAAAGGCACTAAAAGAATGTTGGCTGAAAAAAGCAAAACAGCAATAGTAGTGTAATATTATGTGGTTATCGGCAATTAAATTAGCCGTTTCTGCTGGAAGTAAGATTTATGCTAACAAGCAGAGAACGAAAATGGCAATGTCAGATGCACAATTAATGCATGCTGAAAAAATGGCCCGAGGTGACGAAGCTTACCAGGGTAAATTGTTAGAATCTCGTCAATCAGATTGGAAAGACGAGGCCGTTCTCATAATTTTAAGTTTGCCCGTGTTGGTGCTGGCCTGGGCAGTCGTATCAGATGATCCGACAGCAAT